AGGAGAACTTTTTCGTGCTAAAGAAGGGGAAGAAAAATATGTTATTGATCGTATAGCAGACAAACAAAAATTATATGATGCTACTAAAGGTCAACAATCATATAAATCTATAGAAGATCCTGCTGGCGAAAGAATGACTTTAGATAGAATATTAAGTTCTGAAATAGATGAAAGTTTAGCTAGTAGAGCTAATGAAGCTGGAAGAGTTTCTAATCAAAATCAAAGTGTGCAGAATTTAAGAAATAAATCTCAATTAGAAAATCTTGATCGTAGTACAGAAGAACAAGAATTATTAGATGAAGCTGCGCGTATTCGTGGAGCAGCTAAAAGAAGTACTAATGCTGATATAGATCAATTAGGTCCAACTAGACTTAGAAAAAAGATAGGCGTAACAGCTAAAAACTTTGGAAATAAAAAAGAACTTAATGCTGATATACAAGATATGTATTCACGTTTAGATGAAATGTTTCCGGGATTTAAAAAAAGTACTCCTGATAGTGATGTATTTTTTGAACTTGATGCAAAAGGAAAAAGGATTCCCGGAGCTAAACTTCAAGGTGGTAAAGATGCTAGTATGGCTAGTCGTCTTAACGATACAAGAAAAAAGTTAGCTAATTTAGCTCAACGAGCTAGAGCAGAAGATGATCCAACAATTTTAGCTAATATTAAAAGACAACTAGATGAAATTGATAATGAATATTTTGGCACTACTAGTACACAAGAAACTAGACAATTAGGTAATACTATTAATCCAGAATCTAATGTACAATCATTACAAGGTATAGATAAAGATACAGGAGAGGATTTATTAGATTTTGTAGCACCTAATCGTACTGATGCTGGTGTAGAATTTAGTGGAAGTAATTTATCAAATGAACTTGGACCAAAAATGTCTCCAACATTAGAAGCACTAAAACGTAAACAAACTGGTTTTGATCCAAAAAATATTGGTGCTCCACCTACTCAATCTCCTTTAGAATCAGAAATACAACAAATGCTAATGAACGTAGGAAAATAAGATGGCTGAAGAACAAATACCTCAAGATGTAGATGATGCTATTAATAGTTCTTTGGGAGAAGCTGCTCCTAAACGTACACGTAGACGTAAAGATCCTACATATAAAGCTATTGGTGACAGTAAAATTCCTGTGTCTAAAGCTCAAGGTAAAGTATGGAAATCTCGTGTTGCACAAGTAATGAAACATACTGAAGGTATTAGAGAGTCATGGGCAGAAGCTATTCGTTATTATGAAAATGATCAATTAGGGCATAGAAGTGGCAAACAAAATGGATCAGGAAATAGTATTGGAAACCAAAAACTTAATAATAATATTACAGAAACTGAGAATGTAGTATTTGCTAATGTAACTACAATGGTTCCAGCTTTATATGCTAGAAATCCAGAAGCAGAGTTTACAGCTAACATAGAAGAAAAAAGAGGATTAGCTACTACATTAGAACGCTTAGTAAATGTATTAGGTGGTAGATTAGCAGCACCTGGAATTAATTTAAAACCTAAAGCTAAGAGATGTGTAGTAACGTGCTTACTTACTAATAGAGCTTGGATGAAAATAGGTTGGACTCCTAAAGCTGAAAGTAGTGAACAAGCATTAGCTGATTTAGCTAAGTTATCTAAAGACTTAGAAAAAGCTAAAGACTCTAAACGAATAATAGAAATAGAAGGTCAAATACAGGCATTAGAAGATAGCATAGATATACTTCAGCCCGGAGGACCATTTGTTAAAGTTAAGTCACCATTTGATATTATGGTAGATCCTAACTGTAAAGAAATAGATTTATCTGATGCTCATTGGGTAATAGAAACTGATATGTTACCTACACAATTCTTATTAGCTAAGTATGGTAGAAAAGATAAAGGCAAAGCTGAATACAAATCTATATATCAACCTACTCATGTAATGAAAGCCAGTTTAGGTGAAGATGATGGAATAGAAGATAACGATAACTTTTCTTTATATTCTGACGATAAACATGAAACAGCTAAGTCTTTTGGTTTTAATGATCAAGAAGCTTTTGAAAAAGCTAAGATGACTAAAGTTCACTTTGTTTGGGATAAAACTACTCGTAGAGTGTTGTTATTTAACAGTAATGATTGGACTTGGCCTATATGGGTTTGGGATGATCCTACACAATTAGATACATTCTTTCCATATTATCCATTAACATTCTTTGAATCTCCTAATGGACCAATAACTAAAGGTGAAGTATCTTATTACTTAGACCAACAAGATGCTATTAATGAAATTACTGATGAAAAACGTAGAGCAAGACGTTGGGCTAGACGTAATATCTTTTTTAATAGCAATTTAATTTCACAAGCTGATGCTACTGCTGTACTTAATGGAGATGATGGTACAGCTAGAGGATTAAACATTCCTCCAGAAATGAAGATTAGTGATGTAATTGGTTCTGTTCCTCCTCCATCATTACAATTTGAAAGAGTTTTTGATAAAGATGAAATGTATCAAGCAATAGATAGAATATCATCTGTTGGCACTGTTATGAGAGGGGAACAGTTTAAAACAAATACTAATACAGCTGCAGTACAAGCAAATTCTGGTGCAGCTAATATGAGAGTTGATGAAAAATCAGATCAAATAGAAGATTGGATTGGTTCTATATATTGGGGTATAGCTCAATTATGTCTTATGCAAATGGATGAACGTGTAGTTAAAAATCTTATTGGTGATGATGTAGAATGGGAAAACTTAGATAAAGAAGCTATAGCTGCAATGTCTTTAAAAGTATTAGGAGGTAGTACACAAAAGCCTACTAGTGCTGCAAAAAAAGAAGAAGCATTAGAATTCGGACAAGTATTAGGACAATTTGTTAATGCTGCTCCCGGACCTGTATTAAAGATGATGATGCAAGTAATGGAAAAAGCTTTTGATGAAGTAACTATGAGAGAAGAAGATTGGCAAGAGTTACAAGAAGCTTTAGAACAACAAAATCAACAACAACAACAAGGAGGAGGAGGAGCACCACAACAACCTCCTCAACCACAACCAGAAGCACAACCTGAAATAGCTAATGCTAGTCCAGAACAATTACAACAAGTGTTAGGTCAATTACCTCCAGAAGTTAAGCAACAAGTACAAAGTGCTATACAATCTGGAGTGCCACCCGCTCAAGCTCTTGAAAGTGCAATAAAATTAGTGCAACAACAAGGGCAGCAAGCAGCTTCACCACAACCAACTCAACCATTGCAATAAAAGGGGACGATTATGCAAGAACAGGAAATGTTAAATACAGACGAAGAAATTCTATCTAGTATAGGAGAAGGGGATGAATCGACTACAACTGAGAGTTCTACGGAACAAGATACAGGAACGACAACGGACACTCAAGAACAGACATCTACAACCAGTGATCAACAAAGTGCTGACGGAAGCACAGATGAACAGCAACAACAAAAAGTTAATGGTCCCCAAGACCTCGTTGATGCAAACGGAAACGTCATCGCCACTGGAGGAAAAGAACGAAGATTCTATGAAACTGCACAACGCGAAAAACAACGTGCAGACCAGTACTCTAAAGAAGTAGAAACACTTAAAGCACAACTAGAAGCTATTAATAATGCTGGTACTGTTGGAACTCAATATGATTTAACTCCAGACGAAGTAACAACTGGAGCACAAATAGTGTCTGCTTGGAAAGATAATCCAGTAGAGACACTTCAATACATGTTGACACAAGCTCAAAGTGAAGGATACAATGTAGATGCCATCGTTAATGGTGGAGCAGATATGGGTGCTATGAAGCAAATGCTTGATAATGCTTTGTCTCCTATCATTGGCGATAGACAACAAGAGATAGAAATTAGAGAAGCTAATGAACGAGCAACAGAGATTTACAATAATTTTTCTAATGCACACCCTGATGCAGCTATTCATGAAGAATCTCTTTCCCGACTTTTACAAGAAGATAGTAATCTTTCAGTTGAAGCCGCGTATTTTAAACTCCAGAACTATTACCTACAGCGTGGTTTAGACTGGACGAAATCGTTAGAACAATTACAAGCAGATCAAGATAATGCTGCTGTTTCTAACTCAAATACGCAACCACAACCTCCCGAAGGTGGGAGTGTACCGCAAACATATGTTACAGATACAGCAAACGTAGCAGATGTTAGAACTTCAACTGATGACATTATTAGACAAGCTATGTCTGATGCTGGCATTAATTAATTAATAAGGATTACAACTATGGCTTCTACACCAATAGCCACAGTTTTGGAATCAACACTTACTCGTAGTCGTAAGAAACTTATTCTTGCTTCTATTAAGTCTAATGCTTTGATGGCATGGGCTTTTGCGAATAACCGTGTTGAATTCGAAGACGGTGGACACGAGATTACGAACCCATTAACTCTGGGTCGTAACCCAAATATCACTTCTTTTGAGTATTTTGACGAACAGCCAATCGCTCAGACAAGTGAGTTTGATACTGTAACATATAACTGGGCAAGAGTAGGTGGTTCAGTTGTTATTAGTGATCAAGAAGAAGACGAAAACCAAGGTGCAGCACAAATATTTAAGCTTATGAAAGCTAAAGTAGATGTACTGGAAGAAAGTATTAAAGAGAAATTCTCAGAGTATCTCTATGCTTCTGGTGCTGGTACTGATCCTCAAGGTCTTGGTCTTTTAATTCCAGATGATCCTACCACTGGTACTGTTGGAAACATCAGTCGAGCTAGTGAATCTCAATGGCGTACTTCTGCTTATGATTTTAATGGCAATTTAGATAGTACTAACATTGAAGAAGCATTTGATGACATTCTTATGGATGTTACTCTTAAAGGTGATAAACCTGATGTTATTCTTTGTGGACGTAATCTATTTCGTCATTATCGTACAGCTGTACGTGATAAAGTTGTCATTAATTTGTCTGATTCTAACTCAGGCCAAAAGATGATGGATCTAGGTTTTTCTGGTGTTAAACACCAAAACATTCCAATGATGTATGATGAAGATTGCCCTGTTAATAAAGCTTATTTTATTAATAGTAAGTATCTACGTTTACATATCTTGAAGCATGTAAATATGAAAGTCAAAGAGCTTGTTGCTCCTTGGACGATTGATGCTCACGGACGTAGGATTGTTTGGCAAGGACAATGGTGCTTGTGGAAAGCTTTCCGTACTCATGCTGTTTTGATTAATTCTTAGTAAAGGAGACAAGGGGATGACTGAGCAAATTAAACCACGATTTGAAGTACATAAAATAGAAGGACAGGCAAAACGAAGAATTGCATCACCTAAGAAAGACAAAGAAGGTACACTTCTTGGAGGTTTTGATTATGCCGACAAAGAAGTTGATGCTGGATGGATGGTGTATTTTCCAAATGGAGCCTCAATTCATGTCTGGACTGAAGATGAAATGAAACGACAAGGTTTTTTAGATAAAGTTCACTTAGTAAATATGGAGACAGGAGATGATATGGGAGCAGCCTCCGATACCTCTCTCCGAGCTAGATCTGAACAAAAACTTAAAGTTTCAAAGAACTCTAAAGTCCATCACGTAACCTAATTGGAGAAAACTCATGGCGAAAGTTAACGCTGATAACTACCCTAGAACTATTAGTCAGTATGTTCCACTAATGGAGTATGCTTCTGATGTTGTAGGTAATGCAGTAATAGTAAGTCTTGGAGCACCAGCAACTCTCGATGCCGATGGTATTTGGGATGGAGTTAGTGCTACTGATTCTGCTACTACTTATACTTCTGCAGATTACAAGAATACCTTTGATGGAAGTGCTACTAGTCTTACATCTACTTCTGGTATGATTGATGCAACTTATGGACGTACATTGTCTTGCACAGGAAGTGCTGGATCTAATCACGTATGCACAATTAGTGGTCGTGATTATCTAGGACAACCTATGAAAGAAAATATCACTCTTAGTGGTACTAGTGTAATTGCTGGTGTTAAAGCATTTAAATATGTGGATAAACTAGAAATTGCTGCAGGAGCTGCTAGTGATACTTGTGATGTAGGTTGGGCAGATAAGCTTGGTATTCCTTATGCTGGAACAAGTCTTCTTAGTGATACTGAAGATGGTGTTGTAGCTGCTGGAGCATTAACAGCTGCTGTTACTACTGATCCTCAAACAGCTACTACAGGAGATCCTCGTGGCACGTTTGATGGAGCATCAGCTAGTAATGGGTCTATTGTGCAAGAAATCCGTTACTTGTGTAACACAAGTAATCTTCATGGTGTCGCGCACTATAACGGCTAGGCATAGAAGATTAGTGAGAGAGTGTTGTCCTCCCCTTCACTCTCTCGCTATTTTCTAAAAGATTGTAGGAATTAATGAGTACACTATCACAATTAATTGTACGTACAGCAGATAGATTATCAATGGTAGCTGGTACTGGTGTACAAACATACGCTGAAGATCGAATAGCTGAAATGATACAACATAAGTTTGATGTATTATTTGATGAAGTATTTTGGCCTCAATTTCTTTCTTGGAATAAATTAACTTTAGACGGAACATTAGGTATAGTAACAGTAGATTTATCAAATGCTATTAAACGCTTTGAAGATATACGAGTAATATTTCCAGAAAATTCTAATACACCACTAACTACTATATCAGGATTAACAACAAATCCATACGAACTTAGTGGTACAACACCTATTCATTATGAAGCTCTTAGTACTGATAATGCTCACAAAACAACAAGAGTTTTTAATGTATGGCCTAAAGCTTCTACTGGAGATATCATACTACAATATAGAACAAAGCCAGATACATTTGTAAGTGAAGATGAAATAAATTTTGATGATCAAGCTCTTATATTAGGTACAGTTTTTGATTATCTAGAAGACGATGGTACTAATCCAAATGCTACACAAAAGTTTCAACTGCTTTTTGAAGCTCGTGTTAAGCAATTAAAGAATACATATAACTCAACTCCTATTAGTCTTGATCCTGTTACATCAACGCCTAATACATTTACTTTTATAGAGTTAACATAATGTCATTAAAAGGTGAATTACAAAAACGCGAACGAGGAAAAAAGACTCCAGCTTGGCAAAGAAAAGAAGGCCAAAATGAATCTGGAGGATTAAATCAAAAAGGTCGTGATAGTTATAATAGAAAAACAGGTGGAAATTTAAAAGCTCCATCTAAAAAAGTAGGTAATAAACGTAGAGCTTCATTTTGTGCTAGAATGAGTGGCATGAGAAAAAGACAAAAGCCTAGTAACAATACTGGTGATGATAGATTATCTAAATCATTACGAGCTTGGAACTGTTAGGAAATCAAATGGCAGCAGCAAATTTAATACGAGAAGCTTTAATGACATTATTAAAAGCCAAAAAAAGTAATGTATCTGCACAAGGAACTAAAAATCAAATACGTAAACAAGGTTTTGATGATTTTGATGATTCTAGTCCTCGTAATCCTGATGCCATAGAACTTGCTGACGATGCTGCTGAAAATCTTCAAAAAGCAAGACAAGGAGCACAAGAAATACAAGGTACAGATCCACTTACTGCACCAG